ATATCTCATCTATTATCAGTATATCCAATCGTTTCCATCTCTCCCTCAAATATTTCTTCTTTTTAATCTTTGTTAACATTGAATACATACTCCCTTTCCCCAACCCAATTCCAGTATAAGAATGTAATGTTGTCCCTTTAATTAGTATTGCAGAAGTTCCAGTGGTACTCGTTACGGCAATATTTTTATTATTATAATGTTTTACAAAATAATTAATTAATACTGTTTTGCCTGTTCCTCCACCGCCAGTAACAAAAACATTATCTCCTTGTAAAATATAGCTTAATGCGTCTTGTTGTTCTTTATTAAGCATTCTTAGAATATAAAATAATTTTATTTTATATTATCAATTTTATATTTGTATTTTTAATTATTCCCCCATGATCCTTATAAACTTTCCTTCTGACATAATAATGTTTTTTTAACACTCCATGTTCATCTACGATATCAAATATTATCGGAATAACTTCCTCAGTTCGAAACACTCTTCCCAAATATTGAATATAATACTCCAATAAATCGCTAGCAATAATTAAAGTATTTAGTTTTGGATGATCAAAACCTACTCCACATTTTTGTACAGTTCCCACCAATATTCGGGACTCTGTGTTAAAAAATTTCTTAGATCCCACTAAACTTGTCACATCCTCATCTAACTCATCCAATTTTTCAACTAAATACTTCACATGAGCAACTCTTTTACATAATACTAAAAAATTTCGATCTTTAAATTTTCTTATGATTTTCAAAATTATATCATTTCTCTCCTCATTTGTCGCCTGCCAATTAAGCATCGAATTCCAATCTATCTTACCATTTTTAGCCAGTTTATATTCAGGTTTTAATTCCGTTTTTATCTTATATACATAATGTTCTCTCTGTAATTTTCTATATACTATCTTATCCCCAAAAAATGCATGCAATAATTTATCCATTCCATCGGATCTTGTAGGAGTCGCACTTAATCCTATTAAATATCTTGGATAAACATAAAAAAAAGATTGAGATAACACTTTTGTCGCCAATAAATGCACTTCATCCACAATAACACACCCCACATCTTTAAAAAACTCTCTCCCCTTTTTTGCCATATTTATCGCGTTTATTATATAAAAATCAGCATTCTCATTTATCTTAGTTTTACTATATACAACTTGAACCTCTGATAATGGTGTAGCCCTTTCGAGAGTATCTTTCCACTGTTTGATTAATATTATTCTATTGATAATAATTAAAGTCTTTAATTTGATTTTACATGCTAAATATATTGCTGTAAAAGTCTTCCCTCCCCCTGTATATAATGATAAAATACAACTTCCCTGCTTATTTAGCAATTTCATTGACTCTTTTTTAACCTTAACTTGCATTGGTCTTAGAGTGCCTGTAAATTTCATCGCGGCTTTTGAAAAAGATTCTCTTAAAGGTCTTTTGGCATTGGTTATTTTCTGTAAAGCATATTGAAATGGTATATATAAATTCCCCCCTTCAACATCATACGCATTTATGGTCTCGGGGTTAGTATAAATATAATTAGATTTCTTTTTTTCAAAACATAGTCCGTCCTTTTTACTTATTGCTAATTTTTCTTCATAAGGGACATCATCAAGATTAAGTATAATGGACATTTATGTTTTTATTTAAGTTTTATCTTTTTAATTTCGATTTTGATGTAGAAAGGAATAGCATAATTAAACCTATAATAATTATAAATACAATACCCAAACTAATAAATAATATTTTATTATTTGAAATAACTTTGAAATAATCTCGAGAAATTATTTCGGACGTTTTTCCTCTAATTGTATTTCTACTTGCAAAATATTCTGCAGCCGTCACTGGATTTTTAATTCCAGCCATTTTCTGCAAGCTTTCTAATGAATATACATTATTCTTGCCTGTTATACCTGTGATAATCTTCTTTTCGCTGCCGCCGATCACTATAGGCCAATAAATTTGTATATTTCCGTATTTACCATTTTTTTGTAATAATTTAATAATCCCAGGCTGTTCAGAATCTAATATTGTTGCAGGTGCTTCTGGGGATGATACCCATGTAAATATTTTATCAATATTCGTTGGACAACAATCACTATTTTCCCCACAAAATTTTGCGTATTGATTTTTTGACGCTGTACATGATCTTAATCCATAAATATGTACATCAAAGAGTACTAACAGATTTATAATCTTTTCTAAATTTTCTTGAAGATTTTTATCACAAGGTTGTGATGGGCTTAGGGATGAACCTCCTCCATTACTTTTTGTACAGCATGTTTTAGGACAGTTAATTTTTTGCGTTATTTCTTTATCTTTATAATGTAGAGTAGGTGTACACTTTTGATCGCATGTATATATATTATCATCAATAGGAAATCCGGTTGAACATGATGATGATGGAGTTGGTGGTAGTGGACTTGGGGTTGGGGGGGTTGGTGTTGTTGGAGGCGGAGTTGGTGTTGTTGGAGGCGGTGTTGGAGTTGGTGTTGTTGAAGATGGTGGTGGAGATGGTGGAGTTGGTGTTGGTGTTGTGGTTGAAGATGGTGGTGTTGGTGTTGTGGTTGGTGTTGGTGGAGTTGGTGTTGGTGTTGGTGGAGTTGGTGTTGTTGAAGATGGTGGTGGAGATGGTGAAGAAGGGGTCGAACCGACGCTACAAGCCCCCCTAACTTTAATATGTTGTATAGGAGAACAATACTGTCCCTTACAACTATTTTGAACCCATTCTACTGTTTCAAAACCAGGGTGACATTCTTTTATAGTTGCACTAATAGGCATTCCAAAATATTGGCTGGTGCCTTCAATCTTAAATGGGGCGTCCAGACCATTATCCATATTAATGCGATGTTCTTTAAAAGGAAAGCCGTGTTTATGCCCCCCTCCTGCGCAGAGCATTTTAAAATATCCTGTTTTACTTTTACCGACACATTCATCTCCTTGTCGAGCATATTTATTCAAATCAAGGCTGCTTCCCCATCCTGACCCCCATGAATTTTTTACTATCCAGTACTCGGCGGCTAAGGTGCCGGTCTGGGCGTATTTATCCAAGCCGAGTTTTTCTAAATCAAATATCTGTGTTCCCCACCCATATATTATTACTGCATGTCCTCCTAGCAGTATTTCATTTGTTGGTTTGGGTGGGTCTTTTTGATGTAAAGCGGATTCAATTCCTTCATAAACATTCGTATGTTTGCTATGGAAATAAATACCGTCTGTTTTTTCCCAAGGATTTTTTAACGACTGGCCTTTTGAATATGCTAGAAAATCTCCATAAACCTGATAACTAGCAGCAACGGCTCTATTATTATTGTATAAAGATTTTTTAATATTTTTTTGTATTGATTCTACATAATCCCAATATTCTTGTCTAGGTTTACCATCGTCTCCCAGAGCATAGATTTCATCAGTTGGTTTTTCGTCCCACATATATAATATCTTATCAACTTTAATTTTGGGGTGTTTTTGATTCTTGCATTGACCACCAATCATTTCGCCGCCAAGAAGGGCGCAATTATCTGTAAATTGGCTGCAAAAACCGCTGTTTTTAATAAAATTATTATAACATGATATTGACGCACTTTCATCCCCTTTAATGTCTAAACACGATTTTTTACTATTATTATTATATTCTTTGGTATAATATTCACTTAACATGTAAGCATTCTTCATATCAATCGCCCCTCTCATTTTAACAGATTGTAATATACCATTTTCTTGTATATATGTCAATGCGCATAACTGTGTACCACCCCCACATGCATTTGCAGTAATGTTTGCGCATTTTTTTTGATATGTACATGCTAATATATCTAGTATTAAGCTTATTGAAAATTTTCCGCATTTCAAATAATAGTTTGTATTTATTAGATCAGCAGTTGAATATGCCCAACATCCACCACAATTTAATTGATTTTGTATGTAATCTAACATCTGCCCCCCTTTTATAGATAATAGACAAAAATTATCTCGATTGATATAATCACCACCATATGCAGAGGCGGACAAAACTCCGGTGCTTTCTAATTCAGAAGTAACAGGGCCTGCTGATAATGATAATGCACTTGCAGTAAATAGAGGCCATGAAATCGCCGAAAATTCTGGCGGCATAGCTTCTAATGCTCCTGTTTGTTTATTTACCTGAACTAGTTGCATACTATTAGTAGATCCGACTCCTGATAATAAAATTTCTTGATCAGTTTTTTCTGGCATTTATTTGAATAAATATATTATTTTTTTAATAGATATGTGTAAATATACCACCCCAATGACATATATTTAACCATTTCATCCTCTTCGTATTTTCCATCCTCTTCGTATTTAAATTTAATTAAAAACTTGCTAATCTCCATCAATTTATTATCTTTAATATCATTATTCTCTATAGAATTTATTAGTTCTCTTAAAAATTTAACCAATTCTTTTGTATTATCCATTTTAATAATATTTTCTATATTATTAAAACTCATTTTAAAATTCTCCTTCTTTAAGCACAGTAATGTTCAACTTCTTAGCCTTTTTTAATTTACTTCCGGGATTTTCCCCAACTACTAAATAATCGGTCTTCTTACTTAATGATGAAGACACCTTACCTCCGTGCTCTTCAATTAGGGTTACAAGTTCCGTTCTTTTTCGAGATAATTTACCAGTTATTACAAATCTTTTTCCTTGATATTTAGCAGATTTCACTTTAGGAATTATATATGTTATTTCAGGATTTAACTTCAAAAATTCTTTAAATATTTCAAATCCCTTTAAAAATCTATTTATCGTTTTGTCTGCAAATCCATCTATATTACTAACCTCTTCTTCTGTAGGAGTTTTCAAATCGTTATCTATTAAAGGTAATAAAAGTTTCAACTTTCTTTCACCCAAACCTATTCCAAAAAAAGGGGTTGAAGCCATTAATTTATCTAACTTTACATTTTTAATTGAATCAGTAATAATGTTTTTAATTTTTTTCTTATTATAACTTTCAGGCAATCCACAATTGACTAACTCTTCCTGAGAAAGTTTCAATATATCTGTAACTCTGATATGCCCGCATTCTACCAATTTTTTGACAGATTTTTCACTAACTCCTTTAATATCTAATTTATGAAAAAAGTTAGTTATTTGTTTGATTTTTTGTCCCTGAGTATCTCCTTCAACTATAATATCGACATTTGTATCATTCCATTTATATTCTATTCCCTCAGGCATTTGCGCGACAGTTGATTTTACAATATTAACAATATATGGTATTACATCCCCGCTTCTGACTATCGCTACTACAGTACCAGGGCCAATATTATTATCTTTAACATACTTCGCATTAAAAGCGGTCGAGTATTGTATAGTAGTTCCACCTATTTGCACGGGTTCTAATTCAACTCTGGGTTTGAGATATCCATGCTTACTAATAGTCCATAATACTTGCTTAACTGTTGTATGTTTTGGGTCAATATTTTTTTTAAATGCGAAAGCGTAATCAGGATTTCCTTTTTTATTGACAGGATGAGTATTGCTGATATCACTAATAATAATACCGTCAATTTCATAGGAGGATTCTTGTTTAAACTTATCTAAGGTCTGATCTAAAAAATCCATTGAGATTGAATTGGTTGTAATATAATTAGGGATTTTGAATCCGAATTCTAGAAGTTTAGAAGTGAAATTTAATTGTCTAGGTTCTATAATTTCATAAGCAATAAAGTCTAAATATTTTGCAATATCTTTTTTTAAGGTCTTAGAATTTACCAACCCACTGACTAAATTTCGGGGATTTTTATAGTCTTTACTAAATCTTTCGAAATTCTCTTTAGACATTATTATTTCGCCTCTTACTGAAATATTAGTAGTAATTTTGGGAAGATTAAGAAATTTAATTATATTAACCTTTTCAGAGCCATAAGTCCCATCCCCTCTTGTAAAAAGTCTGACTTTTCCATTTTTAAATACGAGTAATCCAGAAACACCGTCTTCCTTATCTTCAATTCTATAGGGACCTTTATGTTTTTTAAGCCATTTTTTAAATAATTTATCATCTTTTTTTTTAATTTTATCCATACTTCCCAGATAATAAGGTAATAATACCTCATCTTCTTTAACAGGTGCCCCAACATATTCATATTTACCGAATCGTTTTTCATATTCTTCGCGGATGGAATCATATTCTGCGTCAGAAATTTCTGATTCATTATTATAATATTTTTGATCTAAATTTTGTAATAATTTTGTAAATTCTTCCTTATCCATTTATAATATATTATAATATAATGTATTATAATTTCAATTTAAAAGTTATCGAAATTATGCTTTTTGCTTCTTTTTTTCTTTTTGGAAGATTTCTTTGTCATTAATGCAGGGAAAGTTGGGTGCATAATAGATAACGGTTCCAATGCAAATGCTTTATTATTTTCTATCTTTACCGGTTTATTTGCCCCGCTATTGTAAAAAAATATAAAATATACCAAAAATAGTCCAATAATACCTACAACTATCCATAAAAATGTGCTTGAATTTAGGAAACTTGTCCCACTATCCGTTTTCGGAGTTTTTTCTTCAGACTTTATTTGACTTTGTGTTGGTTGTTGGTGTTGGTGTTGGTGTGGTTGTTGGTGTTGGTGTTGGTGTTGGTGTGGTTGTTGGTGTTGGTGGTGTTGGTTTTCGGGTGGTATATTATCCT